ATGGGAGGTGTGCGCATTGGCAAATTTAAAAGGAAAAGTAAAAAAGCTTCAAACTGCAATTGTACAGCGTGGACTAATTATAAAAATAAATCAGAATCAATTCTACAGTGAAGACCAGAAGCGCATGATCACAATTTACAGAATCCTCACACCAGTGTGCACCTTTAAGAAAAATAGACAAGAATGGAAAACAGAAGATTATGAGATTCTTAAAACGGCATCTATCCCGGAAGTAATATTCTGTTTGATTGATATTTATAAGGCGGTGAGCGGATGAAGGGAGAACTCACACCGAAATGGAAGGCATTTGCAGACGAGTGGATAAAAAATGGTGGGAATGCCACACAGGCATACATAAGCGCTGGCTATAGTGAGAATGGAGCAAATAGAAGCGCACAAAAACTGCTGTCAAAAACTGTCATTACAAAATATATAGCAGAAAAAATGGAGCAAATCGAGAAAGAACAGCATCGAGATATCATGTCATTAGCAGAGATCCAGGAGCGCAGAAGTAAAATCGCAAAGGGTGAAGTCGTGGACGGTCTCGGATTCTCTCCAGACTTTTCCGATCAGCTTAAGGCAATGGATGGACTGGAAAAGGCACTGACCATAGCAGAAAAGCAGAAGATCGAGCGAGAGGAAAAGGAAAAGCGAGAGAAATCGGCACTCTGGACGATCCCGATCACGGACATTACATCCGACTTTGTGGAGATATACCGGACAGTGCATGAAGCATTTGCCGGAGAGATAGACATACACGAGATCATATCGAAGGGTGGGCGTGGTTCTATTAAGTCCAATTTCTGGGGGAATCTTGCATATGAGACGATCAGACAGGATCCACAGGCGCATGTCGTATACACCAGAAGATTTAAAGTCGACCTAAGAAGCTCGGTATATAATCAGTTTATGAAAACGGTCATAAGATATCATGATCTTGATAACTGGGATTTTAAACAATCCCCAATGTGTGCGGTTTATAAACCAACCGGGCAAATGGTCATGTTTGCCGGAGCAGATAAGCCGATCAGTTTGAAATCGTTCAACGTACCTTTTGGCTATGTAAAGCTTTTAATTCATGAAGAATGCGACGAGATGGCAGGTGTAGAGCAAATGGATAACATTGAAGATACTTTCCTGCGAGCAGATACACCAGCACTCGACATAAAAATTTTTAATCCTCCTAAGTCAAAAAACAACTTTATGAATGAGTACACAGAAGAGTGTAAAAATAAGCCACAGACACGGATCTGCCACAGCTATTATTATAATGTCCCGGTAAAATGGTTAGGGAAGCGATTCTTCGAGCGTGCGGAGTGGTTCAGGATTCACAAACCATTATATTATAAAAACAACTACTTAGGCGAAGTCACTGGAACAGGCGGCGGCATCTTCGACAATTTAGAAATCCGAAAAATATCGGATGAAGAGTTAATGACATTTGATACAGTGAACCACGGCTTGGACTTCGGATACACACACCCACAGGTATTTTGCCAGAACTATTATGATTACGAGACGGATACTCTTTATATTTTTGGCGAGGTTTATTCTAAAAAATGTAAAAACTCTACCTTTGCCAGAAAGATAAAGAAGTTTATGAATGTAGAAATTATATGCGATTCAGCCAGACCGGACGGAATAGCAGAGATGCAGGACTGGGGATTCAATGCGATCGGGGCAAAGAAAAGATGGGGAAGCGGAAAAGGAAGGGATTACTGCTGGGAGTGGCTTCAGCGATGTAATAAGATTGTGATTGATCCGGAGCGATGCCCGAATACAGAAAAAGAGTTTGTAAAAGCAGAACATGAGCAGCTTCCAGATGGTTCATTTTCGGATGCATACCCGACCTTAGAAGAAGATACGATCATGGCAAACATTTATGCATTGAACAGGATTATCATGACCAGCCGAAGGAATGACGGTCTTTATGATGATGATGATGAAGACAGCGACGATTATGAGGATTAAAAAATGAATTTTTTTAAAAAAATAAGGGAGACGATCATGAAGTTTTTTAGAACAGATGCAGAGAAAGAATTTAATGTCGAGTTTATTACTTCTCCAGAGATTGAGAACTCACAGCAGAGATGGAACGACATCATTAATGGTAGCCCTTTTTGGGTGGATCCGAAAAATAAAGACATCAGGACGATAAATTTCGCAAAATTCCTCTGCCAGTACACAGCAAAGAAAGCCTGCATGGATTTATCAGTGAGCATAACCGGTTCGGAAAGAGCGGATTTTATTAATAAGTGCATCAGGGCAATGGTTGACACTTCTATCCGGGACAAAGTAGAAGATATGCTAGGAGTTGGCGGAATTATCTTAAAGCCGAACGGCTCAATGAACAAAGACAACATGATAGATTATATTATGCCGTGGGATTTCGCAATCACAGAAAAGACCAGCAACGGAGATATCAGAGGATGCATTTTTATTAATCGACTTATAAAAGATAAGGTCTACTATTACCGGCTTGAATACCATCATTTTACGACCTCAAAAAATAAAGAGGGCGAAGAGATGAACGTGTACGAGATCCAGAACAGAGCGTTCAAGTCAAACAGCAGTAACTCGCTTGGCAAGAAGATAGAACTGCATGACGTTCCAGAGTGGTCTTCAATAGAAGAAGTCGTTCACATTATGAATGTAGAAAAGCCACTATTCGCCTATTTGAAAACCACATTCAATAACACAATCGATTACTCGTCTCCAGAAGGTGTATCGATTTTCTCAAATGCACTTATGGAACTCAGAGACCTTGATATCGCATGGAGTAAAAAAGGAAACGAAGTTGAGGATTCTCAGCACATTACTTTTATTGATGAGAATGCGCTGACAAAACATGGAAAAGGTGGTACACGTGTCTCAACAGTGGAGCTTCCTCGGTTCGTTAAAGGCTTGAAATTGGGGCTTGATTCAAAAAGTGCGATTGATGAACACGTCCCGACCATGCTTACTTCTGACAGAATCACAGACATTAACAGCATTTTATCTATGATCTCGACAAAATGCGGTTTCTCACAAGGTCAGTTTATCCTTGACAGAAAATCCGGAAGATTGACAGCAACACAGGTTGAGAGCGATGACAATGAGACTGTAGAGACGATTAATGATATTCGTAAAAGCATAAAAACAGCGTTGAAAAATCTCATTTATGCAATCAATGTATTCTGCGACCTTTACGGAATCCCGGCAGGCTATGTGGATGCACTGGATGATGATGTACCGGACGAAGATATATTTTATTTTAAAGATTTGCTTGCAAGTTTTGAGCAGGACAGATCAAGAGCTTATAATTTAATGATTCAGGGCGTTTATTCTAAACGTAAATACCTTAAAGAATATGAGGGATTTAATGATGATGAAGTAGATGCCATGTTTGCAGAAAGAGCACAGGAAGATGCGGAAAGGAACAGTGGTGGTCTGTTTGGTGAGGAGTAAAATAATTAAAGGGATACCGGAGCTTTCAAAAAATGGTATTTTAAAAGGTGGATATATTATCCCTGAACCTGAACCGCCGGAGATGATTCAAATAAAGCTTCAGAAAAAGACTGCGATAGAGACGATTAAGTTTTATTTAGAAAAGTGATAGAAATGGATGCGTTAATATGAAATATAATAAAGTCATTGGAAGTTTTAATATTAAGCTTGATACAAAGCGAATGGATGAAAATTTGAGAAATGCTCAGAATGTTCTTGACGAGCAGGTTGTAAATGACATGAGAAAATACACACCTATGCAGCAGGGCGATTTGAGAAACAAGACGCAGATAAAAGAACCCGGATTAATTACAGTAGATACACCCTATGCGCATTATCAGTATGTAGGCGAACTTTATTTGACTGAGGACGGTAGATCATGGGCAAACCGTGGAGAAAAGAAGTATCCGACAGGAACAGAATTAAAATATCACACACCTGGAACGGGAAAAAGATGGTTTGAAACTGCAAAAGAAAATCACGGTAAGCAGTGGATTGATCTTGTTAAAAGAGAGGTTGGGAAAGGATAATGCTTAAACCGGATTACTTTTACGGAAAAACTGATAAACTGGTTGAGATGTATCAGGATCTTGAAAATTGGATTATATCAGACATTGTAACACGATTGATAAAATCCGGTGAATTGTCAGGAACTGCCGACCGAGAATTGTGGAAACTCCAACAGATGGGACTGCATAACACAGAGATTGTAAAAAGAATATCTGAAATGTCTGGAAAATCAAGAAATGAGGTTCGAAGATTATTAAGGGATAGTGTTATGACATCATTCTCAGATGATAAGGAAGTCTTGACGCAGATATCATCATCAGATATTATATCTCCGCTAAAAAATAATATGGCAATTCTGGCAATGAATGCAGAGTTAATAAAGACATATGGTGAACTTGATAATTTGACAAAGACAACCATTAACCAGACACAGAAAGACTTACTCAATATGCTAAATGAGGTTGATTATCGAGTTGCATCTGGAATGCAGTCTTACAGCAGTGCAGTCTGCGAAGTTCTGGATAGATATGCAGAATCTGGTGTTATGGTAGAATACCCTACTGGAACGAAGCGTTCTCTTGAAGCGGCAGTGAGATGTTGCGTTGTCACATCTATGAATCAGACCGCGGCACAAGTGACGAACATTTATATTGCACAAAATAAAATAGAATATGTTCTAGTATCAGCACATCCGGGTGCCAGATATGATAAAAAGAATCCAACAGGTATTCCATCTCACGATTACTGGCAAGGCAAGGCATATAAAATAATCGGGAGCGAACCGGGATTTCCGAATCTTCTTGAAAGTACAGGTTATACCATAGACACTAAAACCGGAAAGGGAACTGTTGTAAATCTATTAGGACTTCACGGATATAATTGCAGACATTCGCATGGACCTTGGCGAAAAGGAATGGTAAATAAGTACCTTGATGAAAACGGAAATGTGAATATAAATGCAGATGAAAGTCAGAATCTTTATGATTTGCAGCAGAAGCAGAGACTACTGGAAAGAGAAATTCGTAAAACAAAGCGTGAAATTATGACCAAGAAACAGGAACTTGATATGATTGCTGAAACAGATGTAAAAGAGATCTTGCAACCTCAATATGATAAACTGGCATATAAACTGCGAATGCAAAATAAAAGGCTTCAATCATTCTGTAAAAATAATGATCTTCAATTGCAAGGCGATAGAACGAAGGTTTCTGGATTTAATAGAAAACAGTCTGCGATTGCAAATGGGAGGGCAACGGCTTATGAAAATAAAATTGAAAAAAATGGTACAACGCAAATGGAATAATATGTTATTATAATAATGTGTTAACCATACATACTTGGTTATCCACCTTTCTTTAATTAATGTAGTGGAACTCAAGCGAGATAACAACTCACCGTCATAGCCGGAAACTCCCCCAATGAGGTAAAGCAAATGAAAAACATTGTTACGTGCTTTACCAAAGAAGAAAAAGAGCATATAAAAGAATTGTGTGATTTCACACCGACAGAAGAAACGCTCTTTGATTTACGGAAGAAAGAAAAGTCTTTGGAAGAATGTGCAGAAATTATGCATGTTTCGACTAAGACAGCCGGACGTATTAACGTAAAAATGCAACATAAAATTCTTAAGGTAACTGGACAACATTTCACATAATTTTCTCCTCATTAAAGGCATCCGTTAAGGGTGTCTTTTTTGTGTCCTTTTAATGGGGTTTTACTGGGGTGGTTCAATTGTGTTGTTAGTAATAAAATGAAGATAGAAAGAGAGGTTTATTATGTACGAGTATCAGAGATATAACCAGTATTCTTATCCTCAATATCAACAGCCACAACAGATTCAACAGCAATTCCCACAGCAGATCATGCCGCAACAAGCTGGACTTTGTGGAAGAATGGTTAATTCTGTTGAGGAAGTCACAGCGAATGACGTTCCCATGAATGCACCATTTGCCATTTTCCCGAAAGCAGATGGATCAGAAGTTTATATAAAATCGTGGAGTGCTAATGGACTTATTCAGACAGTTACATATAAACCGAAGATAGACGGAAAACAGAACGAATTACCGAAAGAAGACACGACAACATTGTTTGCCCCGATAATGGAGCGATTAGACCAGATAGAAGCTAAAATAACTCAGTCCCAGAGGACTACCAGAGCAAAGAAAGAGAGCGATTCTGAATGAATTTAATGCAGATGATCCAGTGCGGTGGAAACCCTAAGATGATATTAAGTCAAATGATGAGCAACTCTCAATTTTCAAATAATCCGATCATGAAAAATACATTCGACATGATGAACCGTGGAGACAGTAAAGGGCTGGAACAACTTGCCAGAAATTTGTGCAAAGAAAAAGGCCTTAACCCGGAAGAAATCATGAGCCAGTTTAAACATTGATACTATTCTTGCAAGATTATGTATAAATAAATTTTATTAGGAGGAACACATATGTTTAATTCATCTCCAAGTTTAGCGGACATTGCCGCCGTTACTGGTGGAAACCGTAATGATGGTGCATGGGGCGATGGTGGTTGGTGGGTTCTCATTATTCTCTTTGCCTTATTCGGTGGATGGGGCGGTTATGGATTCGGTGGTAATGGTGGTGGCGGTTATACCGCAACTGCGGCTACACAGGCTGATATCCAGAGAGGATTTGACAATTCAGCAGTCATAAGTAAACTTGATGGCATTACAAATGGTCTTTGTGATGGCTTTTATGCAGTAAACAACGGAATGCTGACAGGATTTAACACCATTCAGCAGGCAATTAATGCGGACACAGTAGCAGGAATGCAGAATGCAAATGCTATTCAGTCTCAGCTTGCAAATTGTTGCTGCGAAACTCGTGAAGCTATCCAGGGTGTAAACTTCAACATGGCGCAGAACACTTGCGCATTACAGAACACTATGAACAACAACACGAGAGATATTATTGACAGCCAGAATGCCGGAACAAGAGCGATACTTGACTACTTATGCCAGGATAAGATCGCAACGTTGCAGGCAGAAAATAATGATTTGAGACTTGCAGCATCACAGGATAGACAGAACGCACTTTTGACTACCGCTATGACAGCACAGACAAATCATATTATCAACGCTGTTAATCCATCACCAATTCCGGCATACCAGGTGCCAAACCCTAACACATACATTCCGTATGGATGTGGTTGCAATACTGGATGCGGATGTTAGACAACTGAATAATTAAAGTATCTTAATCGACAAGATTATGTCTGCATAGCAGTATTACTTAAACACAAAGGGCAGACTTTAATGTTTGCCCTTATATTTTTGAAAGAGAGGAAAATATTATGTCAGAATTTACAGCCAATGCTTTACAGACTGTCCTGCAGGGAGAAGATGTCGCATTTACTGAGACACCGGTTTGCGGAACAAAATGCATCGTTCACAGACAGGGAAGCGGAGTAGTTAAATTAAGAGGGATCACAAACCAGTGCAAAGCCAGATTCCTTGTATCTTATAGTGGAAATATCCAGATCCCAACCGGTGGAACGGTGGAAGCTATTTCTCTTGCAATCGCAATTGACGGAGAGCCTTTACAGTCTACAAGAATGATCGTGACACCTGCGGCAGTAGAAAACATGTTCAATGTATCTGCACAGGTTTATGTGGATGTTCCTTGTGGATGCTGCAGCACAATAGCGGTTCAGAATACATCTGGACAGTCTATCGAGGTTCAAAACAGTAATTTAATTGTAGTAAGGGAGGCCTAGTATATGCATATTGAAAGAATTCATAAAATGCTTGAATGCCTTGCTGAAAAATCCTTGTGTGAGATTGAAAAAGGGATTGAGAATGTCAATACAGAAGAAATGGGAGAAGTGATCGACATGATAAAGGATCTGTCAGAAGCAGAGTATTATGCCACAATTACTAAGGCAATAAACGAAGCGGACGAAGCAGATATCATGGAAAAGCTTTTAGAGTATGAGGATGACCGAAGATATTATGATCAGTATCGTTATGCTAATGGAAGATTCGCACCGAAGGGCAGAGGAAAACGAAGAGGATATGATGAGCCACCATATTATCACATGTACCCGGATGATTACGAAGATACAGAGCACATGAGAGACATGGATAAGAAAGACCTGAAAAGGATGTATACAGATACCGGAATGATGGGAGATAGATCATATCAGAGGGATTCCAGAGAGGGAAAAGCCGGTATTTCCAGACGTACTTATATGGAGACCAGAGAAAACCATCATGGAAATTCAGAGGAAGATAAAAAAGAGCGTGCAAAAGCAAGAAAAGATTATTTGCGAGATATGCAGATGGATATTACTGAAATGACATCAGATGCAGCTCCGGAAGAAAAGCAGATGTGGAGAAATGAATTACAGATGATGTTACAGAAAATCTAAGAGGTGAGCGCAGTGTTTAAAATCAATGATGTTGAATGGAATATTTTATATGTAAATCCGAACAGTGAATGCTTAATGCGTTCAGATGGAACAATTACACTTGGTGTTACAGATTGGAGTACACGAACGGTTTATTTGTCAAATGCATTAAGCGGAAATCTGTTAGAGCGAGTTCTATCTCATGAGTTGGTACACTGCGCTTCATTTTCATATGACTGCCAAATTCCAATAGATGTAGAGGAAATCGTAGCGGATTTTCTGTCTCTTTATGGAAAAGAAGTCGTTGGCATAGCAGATGATATTTTGAATGGGGTAATTGAAAATGGACGTTATAAAGCAGTATGAGGACTATATAGGGCTTAAAAAAGAATACATTAAAAATCCTACATTGGAAAATAAAAATGCAATGATAGCCAAATTAGAAGAGTACGGAAAGTATATATACGACCAGTGCAACAGATTAAGAAAGGATTGCATTGTGGAAGAAGAAAAAGAAGTACTTAGAAGGTATTTCGGTGGGAAATAGCAAAAAGGGGTGGAGAAATCTGCCCTTTTTAAAATGGTACAAAAAGTTGTTTAAAATAGGTTAAAATATATATTGAAAAAAATATTAAAAGTACCGGACAGAAAAAGGGATTCTGTTCGCTAACCTAGAATAGTTATGGGATGATGCATGGCACGTCCTATTTTGGGCGTGCTTTTTTTATTTTTGGGAATTAATTCAGTGGAAGAAGACACGGCTTATATCCGGGTTGTCGAGGGTTCGATTCCTTCATTCCCAATTGCCAGCTATGGAGCAAATAGCAACTCATTCGTGCCGGACTGACCGGAGTAACAACTTGGAAAGAAAGAGGTAGAAACATGGTAAACGTAGCAAACGAATTAAAGAAACTCGGAATTGAAGTTTCAGACGAACAGAAAGAGTCTCTTAAAAAGAGTATGGGTGAAGAGCTGTATTCCAAGAAAGAAATGGAAGACAAGGTTAATAAGGCTTCATCAGAATCTGAACAGTGGAAAACCCGTGCAGAATCAGCAGAGAAAATGCTTGAAGGGTTGGATGGAAAAAGCCCGGAAGACATTTTAAAAGAGCGTGATGACTGGAAGAGACAGGCAGAGGATTCCAAAAAAGATTATGAAGCCAAAATCGCAGAGCATGAGAAGGATGAACTTTTGAAAGAAGCATTTGCGGAAATCGAGTTTACTTCTGAATCTGCAAAGAAAGCCATTATGAAAGACATTTCCGAAAGCGTAAGCGTGAGAAACGGAAAACTGATAGGGTTCAGTGATCTTATTGAGGAAGCTAAAAAGACAGATGCAAATGCATTTGTAAATAAGCAGACTCCTCCGGCGCGTTTTACAAAACCGAATGGAAATGATTCTGGTGGTGATAAGCATACAACAAGAGAGAGCATTTTATCTATCAAAGATAGATCAGAACGTCAGAAAGCAATTGCCGAAAACATTTCTTTATTCCAACAGTAAAGGAGTTTTATATGAACAAAAACAGATTAACGATGAACACAAATTTGCAGTTTTTTGCAGCAAACGCAGGACTGATTGCAACAGGAGACATTGATGTAACGGCAAGGGAAATTGATTTTGTTACATCTTTTGAAAGAAACTGGGAAGCTTTAAGAGAAATTCTTGGAATTTCAAGAGCAATTAAAAAAAATCCGGGAACTGTTCTTAAAAGCAAATATGCAGAAGGAACGTTAGAGAGTGGGACTGTAGCAGAAGGCGATGTGATTCCAAGAACACATTATGAGGTAAAAGAGAAACCTTATTCAGAGATTACTCTTGAAAAATATGCAAAAGAAGTTTCTATCGAAGCTATCAAGGATCATGGATATGAAGCAGCTTGTGGAATGACAGATGAAGAGTTCAAGACAGACCTGCAGGATGGAATTACAACAAAATTCTACAACTATCTGAAAACTGGTACACTTACAAACACTGCAAAAACATTCCAGATGGCTGTAGCTAAAGCTATTGGATCTGTCAAGAATAAGTTCAAGTCAATGCACAGAACTGCTACAGGAGTTGCAGTATTTGTAAATATGATGGATTTATATGATTATCTTGGAAATTCACAAATTACTTTGCAGACAGCCTTCGGACTTACCTATGTCAAGGAATTCCTCGGAGCAGACATTATGATCCTTTGCTCTGACAACGAAATTCCAACCGGAAAAGTTCTGGCAACAGCTGTAAACAACATCGTTGCTTACTATGTAGACCCATCTGACGGAGATTTTGAGAAAGCCGGTCTTTCTTACACAGTTAGTGGAGAGACAAACCTTATTGGATTTAAGGTAAAAGGCGATTACGATCGCGCAACCAGCGTAAATTATGCACTGTTAGGATTTGTACTTTTCGCAGAGTACATTGATGCAGTAGCTAACGTTTCAATCACACCGGGGGAATAGATCCCACTACACAGGCGGTAAATGCTAGTGGGGAACTCACGGAAGAATACTTAAACTCTCTTACAGTTGCAGAAATTAAGGCACTGGCAGAGAGTAAAGGGTATTCACTGACCGCAACAAAGAAAGCTGATATTATCAGCGAAATCTTATCACAGCAATAAGGAGTGTGGAGCAATGTCATATGTAGATTTTGAATATTACCAAACTAAATATGGTGGAAGTTTGTTCGAAAGCAAAGAAGACTTTGCTCCATATGAAAGAAAAGCAGAAAGAAGAATCAATGCGATCACATCAAACAGGATTTTGTTTTATTCTCAGCCAGAATCAGAAGATGCATGGTGGGATAATATCAAAGATTGCACCTGCGAAATAGCTGAATTGCTAAAGAATTTATCTGAGTACTCTGCGGCAGTTAATAACTTTGGTGTTATTGCAAATACGGACGGAACTGTAAAAGGGAAAATGATTAAAAGCATGACTTCTGGAAGCGAATCAGTATCTTATGATGCTGGAGCATCTTCTTCGACATTTGTAGAGCTTGCAAAATCAGAAATGGCACTTAATCGTAAGTGCTACGATATTGCATCAAATTACCTAACCGGAATGGTTGATTCAAAGCATGAAAACCTTTTGTACATGGGAGTTTAGCTTATGGGAATCGGATATAAAGATGCCGTGGTTTTATATAACAGGCATTACAACGATACTTTAGAAACTGAATATTATTTCGGTACTCTATTTGAAAATGTAAGAATCGAGCTTACACAGGCAGAAAACATAAGCAAATCTGGAATGAAAGATGCAGATAGTTTTCTTGTAAAAATTCCAAATGATGGCACATTGAATTATGTTAATCCGCCAGACTGGGAGAACATGAGCGAAGAAGAAAAGCTAAAGCATTTCACTTTAAGAAGTAATGATTTTGACTTCGTAGTGATTGCAAAAAAAGATGAACTTCTCATTGATAAGGAACTGCCTGTTGGATTAATTAATTCAGACGATTATCCGGGTAAATTCTTCCAGTACATGGTAAATGAAAAAGGGAATTGCTACAAAGTTAATACTATCGGTGTTTACAGCCTTATACCAAGGTTTGAGATTGGAGGTAAATGATTTGAATGAAAAGCCAAAAATAATGCTTGTATCAGATGCAGAAACGGCGCAAAGAGCTATCCTTGATATGATAAATAGTTATCCGGATTTCCCACCTGGTTTCAAACCATCAAATTCAACAATCTTATGGAACAGCATAAAAGATACTCAGTCTATTGGAGTTTTTCCGGCGCAGGATCCTGTTTATTTGAAAAAATATGTCAGCGGTTCTTATGTCGGACAAATGACGTTCCAGATCGTATACAAAAGCAATCCAACAACAAACAAGGATAATATTGCAGCAAGCAATCTGCTTGAAAATATTGCAAAGTTCCTTGAAAGTGGAGAATTTACATTAAAAGATAAAAATTTTGTTGTAGAACAAATCAACCGCACATCGGATGTATTTTGCGGTACAGCAGATGGGAAAACAACAGAATTAGCAATTAATATGCAGCTTAAATATTTTTATAAAAAATAGGAGGAATACTCATGGCAAAAGACAGAACTAACATGGTCTCACTTTTGGATATTGGAAGCCTTATGGGTGGAAAAAGTGAAAAGCTTGCTGAAATGGGTGATGGTTTCACAGAGCTTTCTGAAGACTGGGGACCTAACACAGAAAGCACACAGTACGTAAACATGAAAAATGCAAGCAACTCTGTAAAAGGGTATGCATTTTCAATGTCTCCAGAAAGAGAACATTTGTCAGATGAAATGCAGACAGTGTTTAATGATGTTTTTAAAAAACTTCCAACAGGAGATCAGTGCGAGACATATTATTATCGCTTCTTTAAAGCTGATATTACAAGCGGATCCGGAGATTGTATCCGTGTCCCAGTAACTGTATGTGCATCAAGCACTGGTGGAGCAGGTGGTGATATTTTAAAGTCTACAGTCCAGATTAATGGAAATGGAGATGTAGAACTTGGAACAATCACTATTGCTGGTGATGGATCGTTCACATGGGCACCTAAAGTAAGTGCTTTGGCTTTGGATGAAGATTACCCAGTTGCATAGGTGTTAATTAAAAATTAGCATATGTGGGATGCCTACCTTTCCTTGGTGTCCCACATTAGGAAAGGATGTTAAAAATGGAAGAAATTAAATTAAGCAGTGGCATAAAAAAAATTGCAATAAAAGACGAGGACGGAGATCTTATTACAGTTATAACAGTAGATACAGCGAATGCGGACACAGCTAAGAAGTTTGCAGGTGTAATTGATAAATTAAATAATATATCTCAAAACTGTGAAAAAGAAGCCGCCGAATGGAGAAATAACCACAAAGACGATATGAATGTGGATGATAATGTGGATGCAGCATTAGAACTGAACAGCATTCGTGTGAAATATCTTAAGCAGATTACGGAAAGTATAGATGGGTTGTTTGGCGAAGATGCCATGAAACAGATTTACGGAGATATTGTCCCGGATGAACTTGCAATTGTGGAGTTTGTAGAGCAGGTTATCCCTGTTATGAATAAGCTTTTTAATAAACGTTTTGAACAGGTGCAGAACAGATACAATGTAAGAAGACGTGGGGCAAAATAATGAACAATGTCATGCTGGACAATTTGCCTACTGAATGGAACGGATACAAAGTAAATACCGATTTCCGCATAGGTATGCAGATTTATATTTTGCAATATGACAAAGAAATGAATGATTACGAGAAAACAACTTCTATTCTTTATCTTATGTTCTCTGATGAATACGGAGAACTTAGAGACCATCCACAGTACCATGAGTTAAATGAATGTATTTCCTGGTATTTAAACGGATGGTATCACGACAATACCGGCAGTAGTAAAAATACAAAGCGTTTTATTGACTATGATGTAGATCAATGGAGAATATACGCAGATTTTTTGCAGATATACGGTATTGATTTGTCCGTAGCAGATATGCACTGGTGGAAATTTAATGGCTTGATCTGGAATATGCCAAGAAGATTATCTTCTCTCATGGAGGTAATTGAGATCCGACAGAAGAAGATTGAAAAGAACATGAGTTCCAAGGAAAAAGATGCAATCAGAAACGCACAGAATAGATATGCTTTGGAACAGCCAGAAAAAGAGTATACCAGCGAAGAAAAAGAAAAGATAGACGATTATGATCGCATGATGGAAGAAATAAGAAAGCAGAAAGAAACAGAACAGGAAGCATTGAAACAGTTTAAGAAATGAGGACTTTAGCATGGCTGAATATGATGGCGAAATCAGAATAAAAACGTTGATTGAAAATGGAGAAGCATCAAGTAAGCTCATGCAGATGGAATCACAGTTTCAGAAGCTTGCAAGAGAAGCTGATAAGTTATCCAAGACCCTGAAAGATCTGGCAAGTCAAAAGATTCCAACAGAGGAATATAAGGCTGTGCAGATGCAGATAGAAAAAGATACTGCTTCTCTTGATAAACTTCTTGCCAGAATGGATAAATTCTTAGAAACAGGTGGAAGCAGTAAAAGCACAACCTTTAAAAAAATGCAATACGACGTTGAGGAATTAACAAACTCAATTAAATATGCAAAAGGCGAGCTTGCAGCAATGGAATCTTCCGGAACTGCTTTTATAGATCCTACAACTACAGAAGAATATAGCAAAGTATCTGAAAAGCTTCTTGATGTACAGAGCAAACAGGAAGTTCTTAATCAGAAGATGAGAGAAACAGCTGCCAATGAGAAATCTATTGGTGCCGGTGCGAAAGACATTGAAAAAGTAGGAAAATCAGCAAAAAAATCCTCTGGCTTAATATCTGACATGGCAAAACGGATAAAGCAGACAGTAGTTAGTTTTACAATATTCGGTGCGGTTATGCAAGTAGCTCAGACCATATCCAAGGCATTTACAGAAGGTATACAGAACATGGCAAAGTATTCTTCTGAATTTAATGGAAAAATGTCTGAAATGGCAAGTGCTTCGGCTACATTGAAAAATTCTATTGGAGCATTGACAGCGCCTATCATATCTGCATTGACACCAGCAATCGTAACCTTATGCACATGGCTTACAAATGCCATTAATGCTATGAATAGATTTATTGCGGCTATAAGCGGAAAAAGCACTTGGACAAAGGCAAAGAAGCAGCAGGTAGACTATGCGGCATCTCTTGATAAAACAGCCGGTTCTGCCAAAAAAGCAGCTGGAGCATTAGCGGCTTTTGATGACTTGAATGTATTACAGAAAAATGATTCTGGAAGCGGTAGCGGTGGATCTGGTAGTGGCGGATCTGATTTATATGAAGAAGTCCCTACTGGAAAAGAATTATCAGATAAAATCCAGCCATTTATAGATTATTTAAAAAAATTAAAAGTTTCTATAAAAAATGGATGGGATGAAACCTGGAGCAATTTAGATGTTTCTTTACAATTTGATAATATTAAATCCAGTATAGAAAGCATAAAGAATTCATTTTTAAATATTTTTTCAGATAGTGAAGTTTCTGCATCTGTTGACAATTTTGCTATGACTTTTTCAAGGTCACTTGGAAGCATTTCGGCATCTGTAGTAAGCATAGGTGCTACCATAGCAGAAAATCTTCTTGGTGGGATATCTATTTATCTTGAAAGTAATTCTGAAAATATAAAAAATTATATTATCGACATGTTTGATATAGCATCTGATATTTCAGTGTTGGCATCACAAGGGGCAGATGCATTCGCAAATGTATTTTCTGTATTTGGGGATGAAAACGGACAGCAGATCACAGCAAACCTGATTCAGATTTTTTCGGATGCATTCATGATGGTTACGGAGAATGCGGCAAAATTTGGAAAAGATATTATCGATTGCATCGTGACACCTTTTGTAGAAAATCAGGATGCTTTAAAAGATGCGTTAGATGGACTTCTTGGTGTGATTTCGGATTTAACAACGACTATATCAGACGGTGTACAGCATGTGACCGATAAAATCACAGAATTGTACGATGAACATATTCATCCGTTTATCGAAAATGTAAAAAATGGAATGTCAGAATTAATAGAAAAATTTCTTGAATTCTGGAACACTTATGTGCAGCCTATTTTACAGAATCTGGCGTTAATGTTTGAGGATACCTATGAAAATCATTTAAAGCCTGTGTTTGATAATATTTTCGAAATAATGGGAATCGTGATAGACATACTGAACGATTTATGGACAAATATTTTACAGCCGATTATTGCATGGATTATTGAAAATGTGCTTCCGGTAATTCTGCCGATTATTGAAAACCTGAGCCAGAATATAAAAGACAGCGTCGATTTTATTTTAGATCTGATCAATTTTTTACTGTCAGGGGTAAAACTTGTATTCGCCGCAATTCATGCATTACTTACGAAAGACACAGACAAAGCATTACGCCAGACAGAAAAATCGGTAAAAGATTTTGTGAACAGTGTTATCCAGATGTTTGAAAATATGGTAAACCGTGTTATTAATGGTATCAATTCATTGATTTCTGGCTTTAATAGCATTGGATTTGATTTACCTGACTTTTTAGGTGGAGGTTCTTGGCATCCAAGTATTCCGACAATTCCTACTGTAAATCTGCCTCGTCTTGCCAACGGTGGCGTAACAACCGGAATGACACTTGCAGAAATCGGCGAAGCCGGAAGAGAAGCTGTCCTGCCGCTTGAAAATAATACCGGATGGATGGACGACCTTGCATCGAAGCTTGCAAGCAAAATGCCTGACTACAGCGGTGCAAAGACAGTAGTACTGGCGGTGGATGGTAAAGAGTTCGCAAGAATCAATCTGCCATATTTGCAGGATGAAGAAATAAGACTTGGGATAGCGGAGGGATAAGATGAAACATAAGTACACGCAAGGACTTATCATTGATGGAATTACATATAATATCCCTCTGGTGTCTATCCAGAGGACACTGGACTTTCTGGAAAAGTATGCAGAGAGGACAGAGGACGGCGACATTAAAATCGAGAGCATCGGACTTTATAAGAATTATACAATCTCAATTGGAACGATCGATGATGCAGAAATGTATGACAGGCTGATAGATCATATCACGGATTGCGATAACAGATTCCATCATGTATTACTACCGGATGCAAGCAAGCAGTTTGATTTCTATGGGTATTTTTCATCCATTAAAGATGAAGTAGAAAAGGTATTTGACAACGGAGCGAAATATAAAGGATTGTCTTGGAAAATGACGAGTAAAAAACCATTTAAGACACCGTAAGGGGGCATTTATGAGAACATATTGCAGGGCAGAAATGAAATTTATAGATGTTACCGCACTTGCGGATGCTGCGGTCACGACAAATGATAACCAGGGCATAGGTTCAGTTGAGTTATTTGCAGACCAGACGGAACAGTCCGATTATGGAACTTTCGAATTTAATCAATTTATACTTGATGGAAGTAAAAGCTTATTGCCGGAAAATCCAAACGATATTGCATTCTGGAGTGCTGCATTATCAAAGGATGGCTGCACGTTTGAAACGAATCCCAAAATCACGATCACATTTAAGGAGCAGCATACATCCGCAGCGATCACACTTTATTTTGAAGATGAACCACCAGCAGAGCTGAAAATCACATGGTATACAATCGCCGGTACAAAATTAATCACAGAGACCTTTTACCCGAACAGCCTTATTTATGTTTGCAATACACAGGCGCAGAATTACGGAAAAATTGAGATTGAATTTGTAAAGACAACTTTTCCACAGAGATATATTAAGCTTCAGTATATTTTATACGGAAAATATATCGTATGGGATAAGGATATGATCCAGACAGCCAAGGTGCAGGAGGACATTGATGTGACTTCTGCAACCTTGTCTATCAACGAAGCGGATATTTCGATTGTTGATATGAATAATGATTTTGACGCAGAAAACGAAAACGGAGCATGGAAGAGTGTACAGAAAACGCAGGAAGTTACATTGTCAGAGTTTAAGAACGGAAACATGATTCCTATGGGAGCATTCTTCATCGACGATTTTTCTTTTTCAAAGAATATTGCGAAATTCAAGCTGATTGATGTAGTTGGGTTATTAGATAAGTATACATTTTATGACGGACAGATATATAGCAATGTCCGTGCAGAAGTGATACTGAATGCGATATTTGCCACTGCCGGTATTAAAAAATATACGATTGATGAAGAAGTAGGTAACACACTTTTAAGCGGCTATTTAGCCATACAGACGTGCCGTAAGGCATTACAACAGGTATGTTTTGCGTGTGGTGCGGTTGCGGATGACAGCCGGAGCGATACCATCAAGGTTTATAAGCCAGACAGATATGTGAAATCCACTGTCGGGACGGATCGCAAATTTAATGGAAATACGAAAGTATCTCTTGAAAAATATATCTCTGGTGTGAATATTGAGATGAAAAATTATGCATTGGAAGAAAAAACATCTGATATTTATAAGAAAACATTGCAAGTCGGAGATACGAAAATTACTTTTTCAAGTCCATATCTGCCATCGTCCATCACAGCAAGTGCCGGGACGCTGAAAGAAGTAAAAACAAATTATCTCATCATTAACATGCCGGATGCCGGACAGTGCCATATTACAGGTATTAAATATGCAAACACTGCTTTTTCTTATGAGAAACGTGTGGATAAAATCGAATCCGGGGAGACAGAAAATATAAAGAAATACAGCGGATGTACTATTTATAATTCTGATTTACTGCCGGATATCGCAGATTATCTTTTGAGTTACCACACTTTAAGAAAAAAGGTAGGAATGAAGTACCTAGTTGACTTAGAGCGGGTAGGAAATTGGGCGAATATAAATTCGATTGGTGGAAAGACATCTACTACATTGATTGAGAGTCAGACGCTTGATTTGACCGGTGGATTTATCGCAACAGCAACGTGCAGGGGGTATTCAGTAGTTGTTACGGAAAATTACTTCGCCGGAGTTGAATTATATACAGGAGGAGATGTGATCATCTAATGGAAATGAGACCAATTATATACAGTGCAAAATTATCCAGTCAGAAAGTCACAACGAAAACCAAAGTTACAATAACGGTTGTGGCAGATGATGTAGAGACATATTACACAGAAACAAAATATACCAGGTCCAGCAATCATGAACTTATAGCTGGACAGGAGATAGGAGTGATTTAATGGCAATTGTAAAAGTAAGGGTACAGGTTGATGGAGTGTGGACGAATCTTACTTTAAGTAATGGAAAATGGGTTGGAACAATTACAGCCCCTGCAACCACATCATACAATCTGGCCAACAAGTATTATCCGATTAAAATTGAGATTACCAATGATGCAGGAACTGTAGTGACGAAAGATGCTACAGATGCCACTCTGGGAGAATCATTGAGATTGATCGTAAAAGAAACGATGAAGCCTGCTATCACATTGGTATCTCCATCAAAAAGCGCACATGTGACAAACAATAAGCAGCCTATCACATTTAAAGTCGTGGATGAAGCCGGTGGATCAGGAGTTAAGCTGTCATCTGTAAAAATTAAAGTAGACAGCACTACATACACAACTTCAAGCACAGGAATGGTAAGCAAAGGGATTACAAATGGTTATCAGTTTACATTTACGCCACAGACGGCACTTAAGGATGGAAACCACACTATCACGATCAATGCGTCAGATAATGACGGCAATGCGGCAACGGTGGTTTCTTCAGCATTCACGATTGATACTGTGCCGCCAACACTTACGATTTCATCACCTACGGCTGGACTTATCACAAATAAAGCAGCACTGAACGTGACAGGAAAGACCAATGATGCAACATCAAGTCCGATCACACTGACAATGACTTTAAATGGCACAAGTCTTGAAACAGTAACAGTAGGATCAGACGGAAGTTTTACAAAGGCTGTGACACTTACAGAGGGAACAAACAGCATTGTGGTGACTGCAAAGGACGGAGCCGGTCAGACGACAAGCATCACACTGAGCGTCAAGCTTGATACCACAGTGCCAGAATTAAAGGGAATCACACTTTCGCCAAATCCGGTAAGTACGAGTGCAAGTGTAGCAATCACGGTTGAGGTCAGCTGATGGCTTCGGGAACGATCAGCTTCGAACTGTCAACAGACATCACTTACGTTGCCGGGACTGTAAATGGTGTTGAGACAGTTTTTATCCAGGACGAGGCGTATCCGGTCAAGTGGAGAGCAACGGTAGATGTGGCAGAGGACAGCTTATACCATATATATCTTGAAATGTATGATGAAGCAGGTAATAAGAGTACCTACGAGAATACGATCGAGTATATTCTGCCGTGGTTTGTGTATGATCGCACACAGGAGGATGTAGACCGTGTACAGGAACTTCGGAATATAGGCTGGGAGAATATGACAGACAGTGAAAAAACGGAATGGCAGCAGGGGATGAAAGGCGCATTCAACTTATCGGATGTCAGGCGGAATGAAAATAACTGCTATGTCATAGCACAATTGCTGAACATTTCTCTGGTCACTTGTAAAGATAATCTCCCCACATATCCGGATAAAACATATTTTGACAGTCTTTTAAAGAATGTGACAGCACTGCGGAATGCCGGTTATCGGTATGTAGAGACACCGGAAGTTCCACAGCAGCCGATTAATACGTACCAGAAAATTAATGATATTGAGAAAATATTACATGACATTTATGAAGTTTATAATTCAAACTTTGTCCATTACGCAGGCGAAGAAATCTATGCCGGACAGAGCATTGGATTACTTTTATAAGAAAGAGAGGATTTTATCATGGCATTTAGTTTGAAAACATGGGTGAATCGTATTTCCGAGTACCCGAACAGAAGAAAATTAACACATGAGGACGGCAGCACGGAACTTGTGACCGTAGCGAGAGCAGAGGGGCAGATCTCAGCAGAAGGAAATGCCTTTTCTGCGGAAGAGATGAATGATCTGGAGAACAGGATTAAGGGTGGATTTGATGAGGTAAACCAGAGTTTAACTTTGTTAAACGAAGGAATCCAGGCTGTTAGTAAAAAACAGAACTTTTGTAAAGGCAGTGACCGATTACTTACTGATGTCTTGCAGATAGACTTTACAAATCCAACCGGAGAATCTAATAGTTATGGAGTGATTGCCACAGAAGACGCGTCAAAGTTATTAAATTCTCCTGTTGCAGATGGTGCATTTTACGCATATAGAGAAGTTTTGACGATTAAGAGTGCTCCAAAAGACTACAAAGTAATCGTAAGGTTGACTGAGGCATACCCTTCGCCGGGAAGGACATGGATTAAAGCTTATAATCCAAATATTTCTGACTGGAGTGATTGGAAGGTAATTTAGTTATCCTTTGTGTCTTTTAAATGAATTGTATAGTTCTGCATACAGATAAATAATTGTAAGTTAAACTCTGGTTATGCGAAGTAAAATGGAACAAAAAAATTATTCTGAAATATTATAATTGAATTATACAAAAGAAAGGAAGATGATCCAATGGAGATGTTAAAAGAAACTTACACGATTGCTTTGCCTATCGTTCTGACAGCATTAATGGGATACATAGTGTGGATTTTGAAAAATCAGAAGTCCGACAGAGATGCGAATAGCAGAGGAACAATGCTTTTGCTTCGTGTGCAAATGATTGAGTACCATAATAAATACATGGCTCTCAAAGAAATTCCATCCTATGCCTACCAGAATTTTATGGAAATGTACGATGCCTATCATGCGTTGGGCGGAAATGGAATGGTCACAAAGATGAAAAATGAGATTGAAGAGCTTCATCTGAAGCAGAAAGAGAGGATTTAAACATGACAGATTTAGGATTTTTAACAGAATTTATGGTGCCTGTGATCGTAGGCATTTGCCTTTGTATAGGCTATGTCGTGAAAAAATGGATTAAGGATGTGGATAATAAATACATCCCTACCATTTGTGCGGTATTAGGTGTGCTTTTAGCCATTTGGATCAACGGATGGACAATCACAGCATCTATCTTATTAAGTGGCTTATTCAGCGGTTTAGCAAGCACAGGACTGCACCAGTTATTTAAGCAGTATATTGAAAAGAAGGAGGAATAAAAGAATGGTTATTAACGTACATGCCGGACACAACCCGGACGGAAAAGTAGCGTGCGGAGCTATTGGAATCATCCGGGAATCAACAGAAGCGAGAAATGTTAAGAATGAGGTTATCAGACAGTTAAAAGGTCTCGGGCATACCGTGTATGACTGTACGGTTGACAATGGCACAAGTGCAAATAATGTGCTTTGCAACATCGTAGGTAAATGCAATTCTCATGCGGCTGATCTTGATGTATCTATCCACTTTAATGCAGGTGCAAAGGATATGAACGGAAACGAAAAGACAACCGGAACAGAGGTTTATATTTACAGTGATAACAGCAAATCAAAAAACTATGCACAGAGCGTAGCTATGGAGATCGCAAAGCTTGGATTTAGAAACCGTGGTGTAAAAACAAATCAGAAACTGTATGTGCTCCGGAAAACAAAAGCACCAGCAATGCTGATTGAATGCTGTTTTGTGGATGATAAGGACGATGTAGCACTTTATGATTATAAGAGCATGGCAAGTGCAATTGTTTACGGAATTACCGGACAGCAGTACATTGAACCATCCAATAACACATCTGATGATGATGCTGCAACTTCTGGATCAGAGACAAGCGTAGGTGATAAAGATTCTATTTATCGTGTACAGGTCGGAGCGTATCGCAACAAAGCAAATGCTATTGCCTTGCAGGAAAAATTGAAAGCAGCAGGATTTGATGCTGCGATTGTAAAAGCGTAAAATAAAGGGCGGTTAGAATTTCTAATCGCCCTTTTTAATAGACTTGTACTAATTGATGTTAACCTCTAGGAAATAGTTATTTAGTACAAGTCCTAGATATAAAATATAAAGCCAGTAATTTCAAAGGCTTCATTCAAATAAATTTCTTTTATTATTCTATGCCAAAATTCTTGTTTTCCTTTTTGATCTAGTTGTTCGTAAAGTTCTTTCCAGTCTTCTGGGATCTGCTTCTTAAATTCCTCAATCCTTACAACTTTGTTGTTTGACAACTCCTCAGTTATGGAATTTATTTTTTCTGATAAGATACTGTATTTCTTTTCGTATTCTGGGATATCAATTCTTCCTTTTTCAAAAAGGTAATTCAGTCTTTCACGCTCCCCTATCGCATCATTAAGTTTTTTATTCAAATTTTGCTTTGGTTTACCTGCTTCTTTTTTTACATCAAATTCAAGATTTTTTAATGCTGCATCAAGATTTTCAAGAAGATATTTTTCTGTTTTTGCTTCTGATACTAATTTTGTTTTGTGCAATTTCTCATTTCCGCCGAACCAGCATCTTTGATATTGCCGGTGCTTTTTGGTCTTCCTGTCTATGCTATAAAAACTTGACATTTTTCTGCCACATATAGGACAGCGGAATAACCCACTGAATAGATATATATGACCGGATGGAGCGTATTTTATCTGATTGACACTTCTTATTTCTTCCATTTGTTCTTTAGTGAAATAAGGATCACAGAAATGGTCATTATCCCTTACTTTACCAATATACAGATCTGATTTAATCATTGTGTCTAATTTGTGTCTGGTAAAATCTGGAATGAAGTTTTTTCGAACCCACAGAACAGTACCACGTTTGCTTTTTGTTGCTAATAAATAATCAAATATAGCCCTTGTCTGTTCCTCATTATCATGTACGACTTTCTTTACGCCATCTATTTTCTCTATTTTGAATCCTATAGGCACTCTACCAGTGTAAGCTTTCCCTTCACGGATTTTATAAGCTGCGGTGTCCTTGTATCGCTCAGATATAACCGCCCATTCTAATTCTGCCATGTTTGCCATCTGGTACATGAAGTTCTTTCCATATGGCGTGGAAGTATCGATCTGCTGACTTACTGATATCAAGTTACATCCTGCGCTTTCCATGTCGTGATATAGGTTACAGAAATCTCTCATATTTCTTGCTATACGATCGTATCTCACAATAACAACTGCATTGATTCTTCCAGCCCTGACATCATCCATCATGCGCTGAAAGTCCTTTCTTTTTGCCGTGCTGTGCCCTGTGATCGCATAATCTCCAGAATAAACGATTATATTTGCATTATGGTAAGTTTTATCAATGTACTTTTTACAATCGTCTATTTGCTGTTCCATTGATTCTGAATTATCATCTTTTTTTGATTTCCTTGGATAAATTGCTATGTTCATTTTTAACTCCCTTTAAAAAAAGTCCCTCATTTGCTAGAGGGACTGTATACTATTCTATTTCTATAATATCTGCCGAGTATCCAATAACTTCTCCAACGCTTTTAATATGAACTTTTAGCGTTATAGTATCGTCTTTGGACATTTCCATTACCTTTGCTTTTACATCATCATCTTTTATATAGCATTGGACACCAACAATTGCAAATTTGTCTGTCTGAGAGAATACCCCGATATACTTACCGTTGCTGTCAATAACATCTAATCGACCAGTAATTTCTAAGTATTTGTCATTGTAAGTATCTTCTGCTTTCATTGAATTGTTTTTCAAATCATCCATCATGGTGCTTACATCAACCGCAGTATATTCAATTTCTGGCTCTGATTCGGTCTCAACTTCCTTTACCTCTGGTGTCGAATTTTGAGTTTCGTTTGTGCTTGATGATTGTGAAGTGGTAGTAGTTTCTGAATTGTCGGAATTTCCACCAGAAGCAGAACCGATAGCTGCAAGAACCAGGATCACAATTAAAACAATCGCCCATTTCGGTAAACCTTGTTTCTTTTTGCATACTGGACATATCTTTGCTTTCTTAGGAATCTCCGATTGACAGTGTTTACATACTTTAGTATCTTTTGATTCGTTCATGATTTTGAACTCCCCTTTCTTTTGATACTACAATTATAAAGCAAAATGATTATAAAACAATACATTTTTGTCATTTTTTTATGACATTTTTTTGCAAAATGAAAGTTTAGGATAAAAACAAATGGATGCGTTATTGACTTTTCGAACATACGTTCGTATACTTTATGTATCAAATAGAAAGGTGGTATTGGATATGGGAGAGCTTAAAGAGAAAATAATAGAATTAATAGAGAAGTGCATGGACGAGGATGATCTCCGAACCGTATATGCATTTATAAAGAGGTTTTTAAGATAAAAGAAAAAGACAAGGGTTTGCGCATTGCCCTTGTCTTTCTTTTTACTTCTTTACAAGCTTTTCTGCTAGCTTCTGGATTGTGTTCCAGTCGTTTTCATCCAGTTCTGAGATAGCGGCTATGAATCTGTAACGCTGGTCTTTTTCCCCGGCTTTCAGAACATCTGCAAGAAATTCAGCTATCTTTTCATTCTCGGTCTTTTGAATGAACATTTCGCCTTTTCCGGTCTCTAGCCATTCCACATCAACATTAAACAATTGACAAATAAGTTTAATCGACTGGGTTGATAGATTTCTTTGACCAGTTTCTACTAAAGATATGAAATTTTTAGTTAAACCAATTTCTTTAGCAAACTTTTCTTGTGACATTCCGAGCGATTTTCTCAACTGTTTTATTTGCTCATACACTTATTATCACCTCCCACTAGTATAATAGTACAAAAATCACACAATGTCAAACAAAATATTTAAAAAATGTTTGACAAGACCAACTAAGTATGATATTATAATCACACAAGGTAATACAAACACGAAAGGAAGTGAGCAGATGAGCGAAAAACAGAAAGAATCCCTTACAAGACTAGCTGAAACAGTATCACAGCTGGACAAAGAAAACTTCAACTATATTCTCGGTGTTGCGGATGGTATGGCAATCTCAAAGAAACAGTCGGAAGTTGACAAGCAGATTGCCATGTGTGGGAGCGTTAAATAATGAGAAAGGAGATTGTATGAACAAAGCAGACATGGAAATTACACCAGAGAGGAAAGCCAAGATTATGGACATTCTGTTAGAGATTTACGAAAGACAGGAAGGAATTAAGCTTGTGGTTAAGGACAAGGCATCATGAATAAACAGTGTGTATATGGTGTAGCAACAGGTCAGACGGTATCAGACACACATATCTGATATTCCGACCGAAATTAGATTCATTTTTGAAAGAGAGTAGAAAGAAAAATGTGCGGATTTAAAAGCGGATTGATATTGAAAAATCGTTGTGTAATAGCAGAGGGAGCAAACGACAGCCACAGTGATTTACTGGAAAGCCTTGGAATTGAGGACAACATAGAAAATGCAATGCGTGTTTTCGTGAGAGTGGAACTTTTACCACCTAACGAAGAGTGGTGGACAGATCCAGACACTTGGAAAGAAAACGTGGATCAGGACATTCTGCCAGAATGGTTCGAGAACGACAAGGATAGATATTTTGATGAGTTTAGAAAAGCTGTCAAGGACTGGTGGAAAGAACACGTCAGAATTGATGAAGAAATCGAGGAACTGAGCAGTGGATATTACAGGTTGAAACGATGCAAAGTCAAAAATATGCTAAAAGACGTGAAAGCGATGTTGGACAACTCCACGGTGCAGAATATGAGGGACAACTCCACGGTGCAGGATATGTTGGGCAACTCCACGGTGCAGAATATGAGGGGCAACTCCACGGTGCAGAATATGTGGTACAACTCCACGGTGCAGAATATGTGGTACAACTCCACGGTGCAGAATATGAGGGACAACTCCACGGTGCAGAATATGTGGTACAACTCCACGGTGCAGGATATGAGGGGCAACTCCATCGCCAGAGACAGAGAAAATAAAAAAATAAAAATTTCCAGCGAATGTGATTACGAGATCGTAAAAGAGGAAAACAAAAAATCATGAAAAATGTGGCAAAAGTTTTTATATCTATTGGACTTGGGATCGTGTTTCTTTGTGGAATGCTCGATGCGGATGGAACGTATTATGTTTTTTTGCTGATTGCAATGTCTCTTGGTGCGGTGGTTGCACTTATTGGAGTTGCGATCATGGATGTGGAGATACGCCGGGAAGAAAAGCGGAAAGCATACTTTTACATGATCCGCCGGAAGGACAAGCTTGACGCTGATGTTGAGTTCCTTGGGGAATTTGAGGACAAAAAAATAGCACCTTGAATGTTTTGGCGAACGCAGGTGCTATTTAAACGTAGGAATACAAAAGTATTTCTGCACCCATTATAGAAGAAAGAGAGGAAAAAGCAAATGCCAGCAACAAGATTAAGCAGAAATGACAGTGGACAGCTTATTGATGCATTGAAAGATTTATCAGTTTTACTTGAAAATTTAGGGGTTGAGGATGGAAATGTAGTCCTCGCAGCAGATGGAAATATATATGGAACATTTACTGTAGACACTAACAAATTAGATATAAACATCACAGATGATGGTAAAAAGGAGTCAGTTGCCTATGCCAATTGAAGAATTTCCAGACAATGATTATGAACGGTATGAAGCTGAGAAAGCAAGGCTTCACCGATTGCATGAGCGATTAGCCAGAGAAGAGGAAGTGGCAGATCGGCGCAGAGACGAAGAAATGTACGAGAAATGGGAAAATGAAAGGTGGTAATAATTATGAATTTATATGAAATTGACCAGGAAATTATGAACTGTGTGGATATGGAAACAGGCGAAATAATTGATCCTGCCAGATTGGACGAGCTTCAGATGGACCGTGACACAAAAATTGAGAATATTGCCTGCTGGATTAAAAATCTGAATGCAGATGCAGAAGCATTCAAGACAGAAAAGCAGTCCTTTGCAGATAGACAGAAAGCCGCTGAGAACAAAGCGGAATCGCTTAAGAAGTATCTGGCAAATTATCTTGCAGGGCAAAAGTTCTCGACACCGAAAGTTGCAATTTCGTTCAGAAAAACATCAAGCGTCAATGTTACTGATATTTCGCAGCTTCCAGAGGAATATCTTAAATTTGCAGATCCGACACCGGACAAGACTGCTATTAAAAATGCAATTAAGGCCGGAACTACTGTCACTGGAGCTGAGATCGTGGAAGGACAGAGCATTTCAATTAAATGAGCAGAAATGATAATGGGGCTGCCGTTCTGGACAGTCAGACAGGAGAGAAAATAATACATGGAAATTGTAATCAAAGCAAAGAAGAAAGAACAGCGCATCACCAGAGATAAATCTGGAGGCGGCATTATCAGAATCAGTGATGAAGCCTGCGATATCTTAGAGGGTATAGCGAATAAGATTAATGGCGAGACATGCATAAAAGATATTGCTTCAATACTTATCAAGGCAGCTGCAGATAATGCGATCATTAAAGAGGAGGAAGAAGAATAATGGCAATTCCGGTACTTATTATTGGAAAATCCGGCATGGGCAAAAGTGCAAGCCTTAGAAATTGCGCAGGCAACCCTGACTGGAATCTTATCAGGGTATTAAATAAACCGCTCCCGTTCAAAGGTAAGATTGATGGATGGAACACAGATGATTACCAGCAGGTAATGAAATGTCTGATCGCATCCAAGGCAAAAAACATCGTGATTGATGATGCGGGATATCTGATCACGAATATGTTCATGAGCAAGCATAGCGCCACAGGAGGAGGTAATGGAGTTTTCACTTTATATAATCAGATCGGTGATCACTTCTGGAACTTAATTCAGTTCATTATCGAAAAGGTCCCGGCTGATAAAATCGTGTATGTCATTATGCATGAGGAATCAAACGAACTCGGAGAGATCAAGCCAAAAACCATTGGAAAAATACTTGATGAAAAAGTATGTATCGAAGGCATGTTTACAATCGTGCTCCGGTGCATCGTGGAATCGAACAAGCATCTATTCGTCACACAGGCGGCGGATGGTGCAGTCAGTAAGTCACCAATCGGCATGTTTGAAGATACAGTTATTGATAATGACATGCTGTTAGTTGAAAAAGCAATCAGAGATTATTACGAAATCGGAGGTAAGAAAGATAATGCAGAAACCAAATAATTATGATGAGACACAGGCAGGCGGTGATTTCCAACCAGTGGAATTAGGCGGACACAAATTAATCATTAAACAGGTCAGTGAGACAAAGTCAAAAGCCGGAAAAGACATGATCGTTGTGCTTTTTGATTTTGCACCGGACGATTCACAGCCAGGATATTTTACAGAGCAGTTTAAAAACGATATCCACCCGGATAAGAAATGGCCGAACCAGGCAACACAATACATATTAACAGAGGATGCGGAGGGTAAATGCAACCGGTCATTTAAGACATTTACAACCTGTGTAGAGCACAGCAATACCGGATTTACCACACAGTGGGGCGATAATTTCGGAGCGCAGTTCAAAAATAAAAAAATCGGTGGAGTCTTTGGCGAGCAGAAGGACTTTTATGATGGAAAAGAACGGAATAAAAGAGTGATGCGATGGTTTGTTTCTTATGACAAAGCAGAGGGGGCAGGTGTTCCAGAACCGACCGAGACAAAAGCATATAAGGAGTATAAGGGAAGTGCACAGAGCTTTTACGATAATGCTCCAAAGGATGCGGACGGATTCATGAATATCCCAGATGGAATCGATGAAGAGCTTCCGTTTAATTAAGGCAGGTGTTTTATTTGCAGATACAGGTGGATACCAGGGAGCATAAAGCGGAATGGGAACGAATCCAGAAACAGTTTGACAGCATGAATGTGAAGTATTTCCGGTCAAAGATGTATGTTGGCGATTATCAGTCATTGGACAATCCAAGACTGGTGATCGACCGGAAAAAGAATTTACAGGAATTGTGTGGAAATGTATGCCAGCAGCACGAACGTTTCAAGGCAGAACTTATCCGGGCAATACAACAGAACATTAAAATTGTAATTCTGGTGGAACACGGAGAGGATGTTAAAACGCTTGAGGATGTTTACTTTTGGGAGAACACAAGAAAACATGAAATACGCTGGAAAACTGTTAATGGAAAAAAGGTAAAAACGGTATGTTCTGAGAAGGCAGTAGATGGGATTCAGTTATATAGAAGTCTGGTTACGATCAGAGACAGGTATAACGTAGATTTTGTTTTCTGCGAAAAATCAGAAACCGGAAGAAAAATTGTGGAGATCCTAAATGACGGTAGATGAAATAAAGCAGTCTCACTCAATGCTGGAAGTAGCAGAATCTTATGGGATGAATATTAACCGGGCTGGGTTCTGCTCATGCCCATTCCACAAGGGTGACCATACAGCCAGCATGAAGATATATAAAGATTCCTTTCATTGTTTTGGATGCGGGGCAAGCGGAGATATCTTTTCATTTGTCCAGAAGATGGATAATTGCGATTTTAAGACAGCTTTTTACAGCCTTGGAGGAACGTATGAAAAGCCAACGAAAGCGTCTGAAATAGCAATCTATCACGCGCAGAAAGCAAAAGAAAAGAGACAGCGCGAACAAGCCAGATTAAAAGAAGAATTTAGGGAAAATAATAGATGGATTGGAATCTATGTAACAGCACTGAAGCTATTCGAGCCATTCTCAGACATGTGGTGCTTCTGTCAGAACAAGCTTGTGATCCATTTATACCATGACGAGGAGATACAAAAGAAACTAGAAAGGAGTGGAAAGGTTTGAGATTACTGAAAGAGTATGATGCCGAATCTATTCTGTCAGAGGAAGTGTTTATTGAGATATTTGATGAGCCGGACGAGATTCAAAAGGCAAGAATGCTCTTATCATTCCAGGAACGTGCGGAGCAATTGGACAGAGAACATAAGGGAACACTGAAAAAGTTTAACACCATGCTCCGGGCATATAAAAAGACTTTTAAAGATCGAGATGAATCTAAAAAAAATCATCCACAGCAGCTTGCTGATAATTATACGCATTTTGATTACTTTGAAGATGGACACGAATTATTTTCTGGATCATGGATTGCAGATGATGATGGTGTAAGGACATATAACATGTTTGGAGAAGTTCTTGCCTGTTATCATCCGATTCTGCCAGTGAAAAGACTTAAGAATCTGGAAACCGGAGAGGAACAGATGGAGATTGCTTATAAACGCAATGGACGCTGGCATACAAAGAAATTCCCCAAGACCGTCATCACGTCGGCAAGCAGGATCGTGCAGTTGTCCGGGGTTGGTATTTCTGTCACAAGCGAGAATGCAAAGAATCTGGTCCGGTACTTGGCAGATATTGAAAATATGAATGATTCACTGATCGAGGTGCAGAACTCCACAAGTAAACTTGGATGGAATGGGAATGATTTTATCCCATACGATCAGAACATTGTGTTTGATGGCGACAGCCGGTTTAAAAGTCTGTTCGATGCAGTGCATGAGCGTGGAAATGAAGAAACATGGTATCAGCATATAAAAGAGCTGCGAAAAACAGAAAAAAAGGAAATCAAGTTTATGCTTGCAGCGTCTTTTGCATCTGTTCTAATAGAGCCGCTCGGAGGACTTCCATTCTTTGTTGACCTGTGGGGAGAAACGGAAGGCGGTAAATCAGTCAGCCTGATGCTTGCGGCGTCGGTATGGGCAAATCCGGATGAATCACAGTACATAGGGGATTTTAAGACAACGGATGTGGCGCTGGAAGCGAAAGCGGACATGCTGAACCATCTGCCAATGATGCTGGATGATACAAGCAAGACATCGGCCAGAATCAGGGACAACTTTGAGGGAATTGTTTATGACTTATGTTCCGGGAAAGGTAAGAGCCGGAGTAATAAGGATCTTGGAATCAACCGGGAAAACCGGTGGAAGAATTGTATTATAACAAACGGTGAGCGGCCATTAAACAGCTATGTCAGTCAGGGGGGAGCGATCAACCGTATTCTGGAACTGGAATGCTCACAGAAAATTTATGATGATCCGCATCATACGGCAGAAGTGCTTAAGAAAAATTATGGATTTGCCGGGAAAATATTTGTTGATGTTATTAAGGATATGGACAGAGCAGAACTTCGAAAAATCCAAAAATCTTATATGGACCAGTTAATGGATTCTGACAAAATGCAGAAGCAGGCAATGTCTCTCAGCATAATTCTCACAGCGGATAAAATCGCCACAGAGAGCATTTTCAAGGACGGGATATATATTTCACTAAATGAAGCAAAAGAAACGCTTACGGACCATTCTGACGTGTCAGACAATCAGCGGTGTTATGAGTATATTCTCGGGATCATTGCAATGAACCAGACAAGGTTTGATGCGGCAACCGCTTGCGAGAAATGGGGCATTTTGGAAAATGGATATGCGGTAATCTATAACCCGGCATTTGACCGGATATGCGAGAGTGGCGGTTTTTCCAGAAAAGCATTTTTATCATGGGCGGACCGGCATAATAAAGTGCAGATTCAGAATGGTCAGCCAACCAAGGTGAAGAAAATAGATGGAAAAAGTTATCGGTGTGTTTTCTTAAAACTGGATGATGGAATAGAAACAGATAGTGATGGATTCCTTCAAATATCAGAAGATGACCAGACGGAATTACCATTCTAAGGTTACAAGGTTACACGGTTACAAGCGATTTTCACTTTTTATATAGTTTAAAAATTTTTTTTACATAAAAAAAAATCGTAAAAAAAATATTAATCCTACGTGTAAGAAAGCTGTTGTAACTTTGTAACTTTGTAACCCACCTCTGAAAGCATTGATTTTACTGCATTTTATGGTTACACAAGCTACAAAAGGTAACAAAAAGGATGTGATTATTATCTTAAACAGTGCGCAACGTGAATGGATTGATAAAAAGAAAGAATTTATCAATCAACAAATTAATGATAATTATCCATTGTCAGATAGTCAATGGCAACAGGTCGCAGATATGGTTGATGGGATCATTAAAAAGGCAAAAGGGCATGAAGAGGAAGTAAGAAAAGAACTGCATGATCTGATAGAGAAGTGGGATAGAAAGGCAAAAGATGACAAGAGATAAGAGTGAAAGGGTTCTCGGATTATCCAATAGCCAGAAAGTTTATTCTGACATGATAAAAATGGAACAGGCGCAAGCCAATACAAAAAGAAACTAGCTGAAAGAGAAACCTTACCAATTAATTTATGAGGAAAGGATGAAACATGAGCAACGCATTAAGCAGGAAAAAGAAGAAGATGCAGCCGCTGGGCTATAAAGATGATATCCACGTTTTTAACCAGCAGAAAGTGCGAATGATGAATTATGCAACAGAGCTTGCTGAAAAAACATTCTCAGACATAAAACTTGTAGCATTTAATGTTTTGCATGACAAATTCGGTTATGGACAGAAACGCTTGATAATGTTGGAAGAGAAAGTAAATAAGTTAATGGAAGGGAATACATCATGTGAAGAATTGGCAGTATTCTTGCAGAAAAAAGGAATCGACTTAATGGAAGTGGACATTCCTCAACGTGATTTGATGGGTTTTCAAGATATAGCTTATAACAACAATATTCTTCCATTAAAAAATAAAGTAAATGTGGTTCTTGGTGCAGTATCGGATTTCATTGTGCTTTCTGCTACATCATTAAGGGAAATGAAGCTTTCTAAGCGGCAGTTAATGGAATATGTTGACTGGGTTTTGTACTACATCAACAGCCTGTCACAGAAGTATCTGGACATGATCGATGTTGCAAGTGTGCTTTATCATGAATGTAATTATTGCGATGTTCGCTTTGTCGGAAAATTCCATGAAATTTGAGGTGCTGACAATGGGAGAAATGACAAAGACAAGCGTAAAATACTGCCGGAAATGTAAATATTCGTATAATCAAAGCCAGACAGAGATCATGTGTGGATATTATTCAAAGACCGGATTAAGGCGCGGATGCCCGGTTGGGATGTGCGATAAGTTTGAGAAGAAAGGTAGAAAGAGAAAGGTAAAATGACAGATGAAACCAAGAATGAGATAAAGGCGGTACTGACGCTGTTAAAAAATACACTGGTAAGCAATGGTGTAAGCATAGCACTTGAAAAAAAAGACGATGGAAGCCTTTGCTTTGGGTACAGCAGACATGGAAATGAGTTTTACATAAATGAGGATTAGATTTAGTGAGGTAGAAGATGGCGAAATGTAAAAATTGTAAGCATCTCGGTTATCTATTTGACGGAGATAAGGTAGGCGAAAGAGTATGGTGCGGCAATATAGCAGACAGCCCAGTTTTAGACATGGAAAGGGACTGTGAGTACTATGTACCACAGACCAATGCAGACCGGATCAGAAGCATGACGGATGAAGAGCTGGCAGAAGTATTATTTGGAAGTTGCATAGAACACATGGGCGTAGAGGAATGTTCTCATCCTGAAGAGGCTTGCAAATCATGTGTTTTGGATTGGCTTAAGGCAGAAAGTGAGGAATAGCATGGAGAGATTAACAGAAAGAATCGATAATGTTCCAGATGGAGAATCTGGTGTATGGGTAAAGCAACATGACTATATATCAGCCGCAGAAAAATTAGCTGACTACGAGGATGCCGAGGAGCAGGGATTACTTCTGCGGTTGCCAATCAGTGAAGATGCACCAGTGTATTCCATCGAGTATTGTTGCGGAAAAAACAAAAGTAATCGGTCTGGAATGTGTGTTAGAGGATTTTGCGAGAATTGTAGTGATAAGGCGTACTACATACGTGAAAGCGTAGCTAAGCACTGCAGTATTTGCGAAATTAATAAATCGGTATTCTTTACTCGTGAGAAAGCCGAAGCCAAGCTAAAAGAAATGGAGGAAAAGGATGGAAGATAGATTTTTATTCCGTGGAAAGCGGAAGGACAACGGTGAATGGATCGTTGGAAGCCTGCTTGTCGATAAACAGCAAGATATTGATACCGGGGAGCAGATTGAAATTACAGGGATATATCCGAGTGAGTATAAAGATTTTGCTAAAAAGATAGACACGACCACTATCTGTCAGTGCACCGGACGTAAGGACAAGAACGGAAAGTTGATTTGGGAGAATGATATTCTTTCAGGTCATATCGACGTTGAGTTTCCAGAAGATGAGACGAGAAAGTGTGTCGTGTGGCATGAAAACGGATGGTGTACGAATGAGCCGGGCTGTGATTACTACGAGGAACTGGATGATTTTGATTCAGAGAATTTTGAAGTGATCGGCAACATGATTGATAACCCGGAGCTGTTGGAGGTGTGAAATGACGGAGAATGAAGTGCTTGAATATTTAAAAAGCTCAAAAAGAAAAAATGATATGTTGGGAATCCTTCCGGGGTCAGGTATTGGGGATACAATCATCAAGGCCTTGGAAGAGTTACAGCAGTATCGCGCAATCGGCACGCCGGAAGAATGCCGGGCGGCGATGAAGAAGCAAAAGCCCAAATTAGTTGGAAAGGGAACATTAATATGTTTCTGCAAAGCGAAAATGGCTACATGCCCGGTATGTGCAGGTATATTCTTAAGTAACTATTCAGGTGCGTATTGTCCAAATTGTGGTCAGAGACTGAAAGGGGAGATAAGCGATGGGAAGATTGATTGATGCGGATAAATTCAAGGGGAAAGTGATAGCCAGTCATACAGGAAGTGGCGTTATCAAATTGATTGCTATTGACGAAGTTCCGACTGCCTACGACCCGGACAAGGTTGTAGAGCAGTTGGAAAAGGAATTTAAAAAGTATTATGGGGAAAATTGGAACAAAGCCCCGTACTTGGTTAGAGCAATCGAGATTGTGAAAGGCGGTGGAGTAGATGGCAATTAAACCGATTTTATTCAACACAGAAATGGTTCGGGCAATTCTGGACGGACGGAAGACTTGCACCAGACGGTTGGTAAAGCCACAGCCTAAATCAAAGCTGTGTTACACATTCGCAGGAAGTGATTCTGACACATGGGGATATCCAAATAGAACAGCACATGAAATATGGGGAGAAGAATTTAAACTTCCAAACGATATTACAGAGGAAGAATTGAGTAAACGATGGAATCCACCATATCACACAGATGATATCCTGTATGTCCGGGAAACATGGTGCGGACTTCCAGTCAATGAAGCAGGTCATATGCGTGGTCATACCATCTATTATTACAAAGCTGATGGAGAACTTCGACCTAAAGGTTGGAAAGGCACTTGGCATCCGTCAATCCACATGCCGAAAGAAGCGGCACGTATCTGGCTTAAGGTTACGGATGTGAGGGTGGAGCGGTTGCAGGAAATCACATCGGAGCAGATTTGCAGAGAGGGTGTAGAGGTGGAATATCCTCATGTGTTGAATGGAGAAGAAAAAAGATATGCTTTTTCAAGACTCTGGGATTCTACCATCAAGAAGTCCGATCTTGACCGCTACGGTTGGAATTCCTCACCTTGGGTGTGGGTGATTGAATTTGAACGATGCGAGAAGCCGGAAGGAGTGTGAGAATATGAGTAAATTTGATTATGACTGTTTTTACGGAGACGGAGATTCGCTTGGTTTCAATGCGAGTAAATACAACAAGGAAGAAGCTTTAAAAATTGGCGCGGAAGAATATGGGTGTAACGTAAACTAATTAACGGTAGAAGAAGCCTATATTTATTATGGTTTTGGAACTGATGAAGATGGAGAAACACGTACAACGTATTGGCTTTGCGATGTACCTAAAGGGAATAGCTTTAAAGCATGGAAAGTGTATAAAAAATAGGAGGAATAGAAGATGCCTAAAGCAGTATTAGTTATGGATATGCCAGAATCATGTTTTGGTTGCAACTTTTTGTATTGTAACGCGGATGCAAGTATTGACAGTTGCCAGGCTATGGAAGTATCAAGAATTGTTGATTCTGAAACATACGAAAGACCAGATTGGTGTCCACTTCGGGAACTGCCGGAGAAGATGGAAGTGTGTGGGAAGTACCCGCAGCCAGGTAAGCCTATCCCGTCGTATAGATTTGGTTGGAATGCTTGTTTAGATGAAATTTTAAAAACAGATGGAATGAGAAAGGAGTAATGACAGAAGCCTTGGTAGACCAAGGTTGACCGCCTAAAGGTGAAGAAAGGCGAGAACAAAAGGAATTTAATTAGCGGTGTCGTATGGCACTATTGGGAGCCGTAATTCCTTATCCACGGACACAGAGCAATCTGTTAAGTGGTTGTCATGAAAAGATTAAAAGTATGTTGGGTAAGCGCAGGAATATCAAGTTTTATGGCTGGATATTTAGCAGGGAATGTAGACGAATGGATTTACATTGACATTGCAGACCAACATGAGGACAGTATCAGGTTTATTAAAGATTGCGAGAAAGCAATCGGGAAAGAAATTCAGATACTGAAATCAAGCGAGTACAGATGTGTAGAGGATTGCGTAAGAACATTTGGAGGATTTAGAAATCCGGCAAACGGATTCGCACCTTGCACGAACTGGCTCAAAAAGAGAGTGAGAAAAGAGTGGGAGGAACGACATAAGGATTGTGAATTGACTTACGTCTGGGGATTCGACCTTAAGGAAAAGAACCGGGCAGAGCGGACGATTGAAGCAAATCCGCAAGCCGCACACGAATTTCCGCTGATTGACAAAAACCTCTCAAAAGAAGAGGTACATGGATTGTTTGAACGGACTTTTGATTTTGCCCGACCTTTGATGTATGACCTTGGCTATCCGAACAATAACTGTATCGGCTGTGTAAAAGGCGGCATGGGTTATTGGAATCATATCAGAAAGGATTTCCCGGAAGTCTTTGAAAGTCGGGCGAAGTTGGAAAGAGAAGTTGGTTATTCAATCCTTAAGGACGGAAAAGGTAATCCGGTATATCTGGATGAACTTGAACCGAACAGAGGTAACATGAATACAGAGATTTCCCCCGATTGTGGGATTATGTGCTATTTGGCACAACAGTAAGGGAGTGATGGATATTAAACAGATTGCTGGACAGATTAATTTGTTTGAAGAAAAACCTGTGAATGAGAAAAATGAATGCCTCGGAGATCCTTGTGAGCACTGCGATGTGCAATGGTGTTCGATAAAGTGTTTTATTCGAAGAGGATATATTTGGGATAGACTAAACAGATTTGCAAAAGATAGCAGTGGCAAACCATTGAGAAGAGACATAGAGAAAAGAGACTGTGAAATAACAAAATTCGATTAAAAGAAAGGAGCCGATTCCGGCTGCACTGGTCAGAGCAAATTTACCGGAATTGTGCGTTGCTGAACGGATGCCGAACATACAGATCGAAGCAGAGCAGACCGGTCAACTCAGATTCGCTTAATCCACAATTGAGTTGGGATTGAGTTAAGTCGAGTTAGAATTGAGTAAAAAAAGAAATAATACAAGATATGTGAGTTAAATTAGAATTTAAAGGTAAAAAAACATGGCATGGTACGCACTTTATAAATGGTATAAGGATTGGAGCCGGACAGGATATCCTAATATGATTAGCTGGTATTCTGAAAAGCTTAATCCACCAAAATGGACAATATTAAAATTCAAGTGAGGTAGAATTATGGCGCAATGGAATAAAAATACAGTACCAAAATGTAAAGATAAAACCTGTTCAGATGAAGTACTTGTGACTATTGAAAAGCAGGGATGGAAAGGTGGAACTTATCGGAGAGTAGTCAAAGCAGTATATATTCCATACCATCATTGTACCGTAGAAGACATGGGATGGAATATGCCAGATGGAGTTCCAGATGATTGGGAATATGTAGAAGAAAATGATAATTGGTGGATTCCACAAGGCTGGTATGAGGTATGTGATTACTCACCTGACGATTATTCATATTTTACAGTCACTGATAAGGTAATTGCATGGATGAATCTGCCAAAGGCGTATGAGCCGAGGCTCAAGCAACTAAACTGAAAGAGGGGTATGAAATGTCACGATGCATAACATATCAATCCGGTGGATTCACAAATTACGGAATCAGCTATCGGAAATACAGTCAGGAAGAATTGGAGGAAAGGAAAACTATGTGCACAATGGAATGGAAAGAGGTTGAACCAGAACAAAGTGATTGGGAAAAACAAGTAAACATAGTCGCTTATTACGGAAGTGTAACTATTGGAAGTATTGTTTACTGCGGTGATGAGATAGGATGGCAGTCCGTGATTGATGGTCGCATGGATTTCATGCAAGCAAAATCCTTAGAAGATGCAAAAAGGGAAATGATTGATATACTGGACAATCATTGTACTGATCAGATTAACTATTATGAGGAACTGCGAGAAAGCATTGAAGAATTAAACTGAACATTTAAAATTTAGGTGATAACTATGATAGACATGTTTATGAGAAAGGAATAACACTTATCCTCGTGAAACGAGGTTTCCCGGAATCAGAATCCGGGTTGTAAAAATTGATAAATGCCAGAATGGAATGTCATGGTTCGCCTGAGAAATAGCAGCTATTAACACGCTGTTTAGGTATCGCCCCAGAAAAGGCTAACGGCCAGCGGTAATAACTCCCAAAGACTATAAGGCAGATTGTAAATTTACCACACGGATAAATGTAGTGTGGTGTGTTGGAAGATTTTATTAAGAGATCAATAGATCGTGTGAGGCTGGCAAGCGAAATGTCCATATCCCATTATGGGAAACCGCTTGTTTGCGAGTATTCAGGAGGAAAAGATTCGGACGCATTACTGTGGGTGTTTGAGCAAAGCGGAATACCGTTTGAGGTTCATAATTCACATACCACAGTAGATGCGCCACCTACGGTATACCATATAAGAGAAACATTCAGAAGATTAGAATTGAAAGGTGTTAAGTGTACTGTAGATTATCATGATAAGGGAAACGGGCAGCGAGTGACGATGTGGAATTTGATTCCTATGAAGCTGATGCCACCAACGAGGGTTGTTCGGTATTGCTGTTCAGAATTGAAAGAAGGTGGAAATGCGAACCGGATGATTGCCACTGGTGTTAGATGGGAAGAAAGCTCGGCGAGAAGCAGTAGGAGTGCATTTGAAGTCCTCGGAAAGACAGCGAATAAAAGCATAGGCGTTTCTGATGAAAAAATGCTTATAACAGACAATGACGATACGAGACGATTATTTGAAAACTGCCAGATGAAAGCTAAAACTGTAGTTAATCCAATTATTGACTGGAAAGCAGTGGATATATGGAACGTTATCAATGGCGAAAATATATCGGTTTGTGAGATGTATTCCTGGGGATATGATAGACTTGGGTGTATAGCCTGTCCTCTGGCAAAAAAATGTCAGAGAGAACGGGAAATATATGATTTCCCCAAATATAAAACTGCATATATAAGAGCATTTGATAGGATGCTTGAAATGAGGAGATTCCGAGGAAAGAACACAAAGTGGACGTGCGGAGAGGAAGTATATTTATGGTGGATGCAGAGCAATGATGTACCCGGACAAATAAGCATGTTCGATATGTAAGCTGAACTTAGGAGGTAGCTATGAAAGAAAATATAATATACTGTGAGAAAGAAAAAATAAAATGTTTATGTCGTGGTTGTTCGGAGAATAAGACAGAAACGCCTAATGGAACGTGTTCTGGATGTCAGAATTGCGGCAAAGTTACAGAAGAAAAATGCTTGATGCTTTAAACTGAACTTTAACGGAGGTATTGAAAACATGGATAAAACAAAATTGCATTTTTTCACTGCAATAAAAAACGGTGAAGTAAAACAGATAGGAAAAAGCATTATCTTACAGCCGGAAGTAAAGTTTGGCGGTGGCACGATAAAATGGTTTGATGACAAGCAGTTAGTGAAAAATAAAGGAGAGGAGACATGTTAAAAAGAGAATATAAAAGAAGAGAACCGACAAAGGAGGAAAGAATATTTTTAAAGTCGAGAAAACTTATACCGGACAGCTGGCTAATATTGTACGAAAATAAAAGTGAATTAGTGGTTGTTAGCAGAAGGAGATCATACCGGAAAGTATTAAAAAAACCAAGAAAGAACCGGTAAAAAAATACATATCAAAGAACAATGATTAAATGAATAAAAATATAATAATGTTGCATGAATACGATAATATATTGTGTTTTTATGAACTGATATATGGTATAATGTTGTAAGAAACATAGTTGTCACGCATGGGGAGATGTTTAAAATGAGCAGAGAGGAAACGATAGAGATATGCACACGCATAGACAATTACCTGGGAGATAAAATAGCAGAATCAATTTTAAATAATATCTCGTATGACAAAATGGAAGCACGCTATGGGATTATGCCGATTTCACGCACACATTTTTACAGAAAAAAGAAAATGGCATTAAGGATGCTCAACAGCCGGAGCTTGTACGAAGAAGAAAGCAACGGACAGTTACGCATAATGCTTTGATTCACGCATAGACACACGCATATTATTTAAAATGCACGCATAACGCACGCATGGAACGCATAGACAATTTATTTTCACGCATAGGATAAAATATAGCACGCACGCATAAAAATGGCTGTATTGGTAAAATATGCAAGGCAGATGCTGGATATAAAAAACGCACACAAAAAAACCGCCGGAAGTGATCCGGCGGTCATCCTCTGCGGCGGTTAAATCAGTTTAAAAATTCTTGTGTCTAAAATTTCGGTAGCAATTCTTTTAGCATCGCTTTGACTTTCTGCCTTTACAGTCATTGTAAAAAATCCATGTCCGCTCAAATAACTATAATGTACATTAAATTCTTTCATACTTCATTCCTCCATATTTTCAAATTTTCCTGTTCCTTTGTTAATATTATAATACACTAAAAACAGTGTAATCGCAATATACAAATACACCAAAATAAGTGCAAAAATATCAGCTATAATTGTGTATTTTTTTGGTGTAAAATTAATTGAAATAAAAATGTATCAGGTATATAATAAATACGAAAGAGAGGTGTTCAGATGCTTAAATATAAAATTGACGTATTGGAAACGCTGAAAGAATGCGGATATAATACGACACGGCTAAGAAAAGAGCAGATCATAGGAGAAAGTTCGATCCAATTATTGAGAAAAGGCGAAATGGTAGGGATTAAAACACTCGAAAAGATCTGCGATATACTGGATATGCAGCCCGGGAACATAATAAAATATGTAGAAGATACAGAAAAATAAAATACTTTAAAAATAATGTAAAAAAAGTATTGACATTACACCATAAAAGGTGTATTATAATATCAGAAACAAGGAAAACATATAATACACCGGAGGGAAAATAAGATGCTTTACATTAAAGATTGGTTTCTACAGAAAAATTTAACAGATTCACAAAGACAGCTTTTTGCAGACGGAGAGAAAGAGCAGATCGGAGAGACAGAGAAAGCAGTAAAAATTAAAGTTAAATCTGATAATGGAGAGTTTACTTTCTGGTGTCCAAAATCCTGTTTGGCAGATAAGCCGGAGATAGCGACACCGGAGCAGATGGCAGAATTTAAAAAGAACGGTGTTGAAATGATCGCAAACGGTCATAAAATCCTTGTTAAAAAATCAGAGGTTAATACATATAAAATGATGGGCTTTAAGCTCGTGAAGTAGGAGGAAGAGAGAATGGAAGAATTAAAAAAATGTTATCAGGAATTACAGAAAATGATCGCAGAAATTGAAAACAGACATGACACAGACATCATGGATTTTATTAATCTTGATGACGAAGTGAAAGCCGAGTACATGGGAGACTGGAAAGAAAAAGACGTGCAGGGTTGGGAGTATCTGGTAAATAGAGCCAGCACAATCCGAAAAGCGTACAGGATTGTTGCGGAAGAATTACACACCGGAGAATTTTTACCGGAAATTGACCAGTAAAAACCTAGTTCATTAATTAAAAAAGGAGATAACGGAATGACAAGAGAAAAAGAAGTTGAGCTGTTAATGAAAGACGGCGACACCAGATCAGAAGCGGAAAAGCATTTGAAAGACGGAGCCATGATTATTGAAGACTTGGAAGAGAATTTAGAAAACTATCTTGACGAATGGGGCGTTGAAGAGGAAGACCGGGAAGCATACAGAAATATGATTGAAAAAAAGATCCCGGTTGCAGACTGGGGAATCGTTGAAGATGGCGGAAAAACTTTTTATATTATGTATGTGCTTTAAAAAAGCATACAAGCGGCTTGAAATATAGCCGCTTTTTTTATGCCTAAAAATGGAACAAAAACAGTTAAAAAATATCTTATAATAAAA